AATCTATTGCCGATGCTGTGGTTACACGTATTCGATATAGTAAAGCAAAGAAAGGTTGGTTCAATAAGTACGGCCAACGTCATCTATTAGAAAATAAACCTGTTCGTTTTTATGACTACAACTTTTAAGGAGTAGATTATGGATAAGTTAACAGAATTACTTGAACGTGCTTTATATAAACATAAACAAGGTAAGCTGTGTGGTACAGGAGATCTGTACAAATCACTTATCGGTTCATTAGGTGAATCCAAGGTTGTTGAACTGACGGAAGGTGAATCAGTCAATGGTAAATTTGATGTACTCGGTAAAGTCCGATTCCCAGGACGTATCGAAGTTAAGACAGCAAACAAACCTACGTCAGGTTTATTAGGAGCGTGGAGTTTACTGTGTAAACACAATGCTTGTGATTGGATCGCCTTAGTTGATGCTTCCACTATTGAAGATTCTGATTACAGAATATCTATGATTCCCCACGATGCTTTCTTTGAGCATCTACTTACTCCAAACAAAAAAGGTAATACACCAGACTACTTCCGTTGGTCTGAAACCTATAACGAATCTGATAACCTATCAGTAGCAGCAACAAATCTTTTCTTAAAATACGAAGTTTCTATTGACATTATCAAGAATCTTTGATATAATAGTATATTAAATTATGGAGAACAATTATGACAGCACCAGTAAAATTCATCGATGACGGCAGATACTATGGGATGCCCAAAGATTCTACTGTAACTTGGAAACCTAAGAAATTCCCTGCTGATAAGTTTGACTTCGAAAAGGTTAAAGCTAGAGTAGAGAAGTACCAAGCAGAAGACAATAAGAAAGGCCTTGAAACAATGGCACGAAACTTTGAAAGAGTTTGTAAAGATAATCCAGGCGTATTCGATCATTTCTTAGAGTTATTAAAATAGGAGTCCAACTATGGCAAAAGAACCACCATCCACTCAGACTAACCCAATATCGGTTGATGTTCTACAAGAATGTCTTCAGTTACAATTGAAGAAGGCTAACGATTATCAAAATCCAAACTCTTCAGTTCAACAAGCAGATTATTATCCTAACGGTATTATAACTATCCATGACATTATGCACGCTAAAATGCTACGTATGAAGTCAGTGATGGATGCAATGCAGTCAGATGATTATACCCCTAACTTTGAATCCCTTGAAGATTCAGCAAAAGATTTGATTAACTATTCAAGTTTCTTTGTTGCATATTGTCGTCAAGGTATTAAAGGTCAAAACCAAACTAAAAATGTATTTAACAGGAGTACTATATAATGAGCAATATAATTTTACCATCTTCACCCGAAGACTTGAAACGAATCCGTGGTTGCATGGAAGAAATGAGTAATTCTTTTACAAGAATGGAAGCAGAACGTGATTTTCAGAAAGAAGCAATTAATGCTTTGGCTGAAGAATGTGAAGTCCCTAAGAGTGTGTTACGTAAAACTGCACGTGCTTTTCATAATCAAGACATCTCAGATCGAATTGCTGAAATCTCTGATATTGAAGCATTGATGGAATCTATCTAATGAAGTGTACGAATGATATCCGAGCAGACTTAATTGAGAAATATCTTGCACAAGATTTTGTCATTGATAAGTCAGGTGCTAAGACTATTGAAGTTCTTGGTGAATCATTTGTTGCTACTGAAGATTGGTTAATCCGTACACCAGCATATAAGTACATCGAACGTGAACTAGAATGGTACAAGTCGCAGTCCTTATATGTTGATGATATTCCTGGAGAGACACCACAGATTTGGAAAGATATATCTTCTGACGAAGGTATGATCAATTCTAATTATGGTTGGTGTGTTTTCTCTGAGGAGAACGGTAATCAATATAAACATGTTCTTCGTGAGTTAAGAAACAATCCTAATAGTAGACGTGCAGTTATGTTATATAACAGACCATCTATGCACTTGGATTACAACCGCGATGGTATGAGTGATTTCATGTGTACCTATTCTAATACATTTATGATTAGAGATGGTTGTTTGATTTCCCATTACCTAATGCGTTCTAACGATGCAGTGTTTGGTTATAACAATGATGTAGCTTGGGCTAAGTATGTTCAAGATAAGTTGGCAGCTGATCTTGGTATCCCTTCTGGTGATATCATTTGGACTGCAACTAATCTTCATGTATACGAAAGGCATTTTGGTTTTATTGAAGATCTTATTCGTGATCAACATAAGGTCGTATAGTGATTCTAGCAATGAGAGATGCAATGATAGATTTAACTTGGGATAAACGATTCCTAGCCGTAGCAAAAGAAATCTCTACTTGGTCGAAAGATCCTAGTAAAAAGATTGGTGCAATTATTGTTAAAGATAAGCGTATCCTTGCTACAGGCTATAATGGTTTTCCTAAAGGTATTGATGATAGTCCTGAACGATATGAGAACAGGGAAGTTAAGTACGAATTGGTTGTCCATGCTGAGATGAATGCAATTTACAATGCAGCTGCTAATGGTATCTCTTGTAAAGACGCAACGTTATATGTTTATGGATTACCAGTTTGTTCTAACTGTGCTAAAGGAATTGTTCAGACCGGCATAAATAGAATTGTAATGGATGCAACAGATGTTCCACAGAGATGGATAGATTCATTTGACAAAACAAAGGATATGTTTGATGAAGTCGGTATAGCATGGAGTTTAACAGGTGACATAAATAACCATTGACATGCGACTCAGTTTGTGTTATAATGGTTACTATATTATTAAAAGGATTATACTATGAAAGAAATACTTAAAGATTTTGGATTTGGAATAGCCACCGTGTTGGCAGTAATTGGAATCATCTCAGCCTTCATCGGTCTCGGTGAATTGGCTGGTGCAACTCCTGATACAATACGACTCGCAATTGCCACTCCACTCTTCCTATACTTCACCTACATCTTTGGTGGACTAACTCGCAATCTTTATTTTAAAAAATGATTAAGAGATTAGTTACTGACATAGACGGTGTAATGACCGACGGCGGATTCTACTATACTGAAGACGGTAAAGTAATGAAGAAGTTTGGTCCTCACGATAATGATGGCATTAAGATGCTGGCTGCGGCTGGTATCAAGACATATGCTATCACTGCAGATAAACGTGGATTTCCCATTACAGAAAAACGCCTTAACGATATGAATGTTCCTATCAAGTTAGTTTCAGAATCTGAGCGGCTTGATTATATTCAATCGGAATTTGGTTTTGAAGGTACAGCATTTGTCGGTGACGGATGGCATGATGCAGAATCATTACAACAATGCGAATTAGGTTTCGCTCCTTATAACGCAACAGCTCGTGCAAAACATCATGCTGACCACATAGTACCTTGTAATGGTGGTGAAGGTGTATTATTACATGTTGCTCTAACAATATTAAATAGGTCCCCTATATTATGAAAAAGATTTTTGAAGAAATAGAAGCAATGTACGAAGGTACGAAAGGTCTCGAAGGATACATCACTGCTTTACAAGGAGCATATGTTGCTAAGAAGCCAATCATCGGTATTGGTGCAGGTCGTATGGGTTATTCTTTACGTGCTCACATTATGCGTCTATCACACATTGGATACGACACATGGTTCATCGGCGATACAACACTCCCACGAATTGATAAGAATTCAGTAGTTGTAATTAATAGTTCATCAGGCGAAACTCCAACTAACATATTATATGCACAACAAGCACGTGCAGCAGGTTCATATATAATTACCATCACTTGTAACAAAACTAGTACTATTGCTATGTTAAGTGATTTGGTCGTTGAGACTCCTACATTAGAATCTCATCAGTTGATGAAAACTATTTACGAACAATATTCATATATACTATTTGACTATGTAACTGAATCAGTTGTTTCTAATTTAGAACTTGACAGAGACATTATAACACATAACCATTCAATTTTGGAGTAACCTATGAAAATATTAGAACCAACCTTTTCCGCGTCAGTCGTATGTACTGATCCTTTAAACACTCAACGTGATATTGCTGAACTACAAGCAATGGGCCATAAGTATCTACACATTGATATTATGGACGGTCATTATGTTCCACGTTTAGGAATCTTTCCTGAGATATGTCAACGTATCGCTACAGAGTTTCCTGATATGTTACAAGACTGTCATATCATGTGTGAAGATGTAGAATTTGTCGTTGACCAATTTAGTGGTATTGATAACATTACAACCTTTACTTTCCATATTGATGGAAACGAAGCAAACTCTGTAAGAATCATTGATAAGATTCGCAAGTTAGGTAAGACTGCTGGTGTTGCTTTGAATATGGGTTCAAGTATGGAATCTACTATTCAGTTAGTTAAACATCTTGATCTTGACTTTGTATTGTTCTTAGGTATTCACCCAGGTGTATTAGAACAAGTATCTAAACCTCAAGTACTTGCAGCAAAGATTCGTGAGTTCAAAGAAAGACTAACTGCTGAAGGTATTGATCCTAGCACAATCACTATTCAGGTTGACGGTGCGGTATCCTTTGATTCTATTCCTGATCTGAAAGAAGCTGGTGCAACATTCTTTGTTGGTGGTTCTTCCACTATTTACAAGAAGCCTTTCACTGCCGCGGAGAACAGTGCTACAATTAAGGAGCATATGCATGTATAAGGTAGTTATTCCATCAGCAGGTATTGGGTCGAGAATCGGCCCTTATACTAAATTTATGAATAAAGCGTTGGTGACGATTAATAATAAACCAGCAATCGCTCATATCATTGACAACTTTCCTGATGCAGAAGAAATTATTATCCTACTTGGTTATAAAGGCGATTACGTTCGTCAGGTAGTGACTGCATTCTTTCCTGAGAGAAACATAAAATTTATTGAAGTAGACAATTGGGAAGGCGAAGGATCAGGCCTTGGATACACTTTAAACTGCGCCAAAAAGAGGCTGCAGTGTCCATTCATATTTGTATCTAACGATACTGTTATTCCTAATGACCCTTGTAATTTAGATCCTTCTGAAATGGCAAAGTTTGGTAATTGGATGGGATATAACAAAGTCCGCTATCAAGGCGAACGAGACACAACTCAATATCGTACATTGAGCGTCGTACACGATAAAGGAACCTGTCAAAATAAAGTCGGAAACATTAATGCGAAAGGAGTTGAGAACGACGGCAATGTCTACATTGGTATTGCTGGTATTCAAGATTACCGTAAGTTCTGGCAAGACATGGAAAGCCCTCAAGCAGTATCTATGGGTGAGTCGTATGGAATGCAAGGTCTATCAAATATAAGAGCCATTGAATTTAAATCATGGTGTGATATTGGTAATATGGAATCTCTTAGCAAGACAAGAGAAACATTAGACGAACATGAATTTAATATTCTCGAAAAAGAAAACGAAGCAATCTGGTTTAAAGACGGTCAAGTAATTAAGTTCTCAATTGATGAAACTTTTATATCGGATCGTATTAAAAGATTGGAAGTTCTCGATAAAGATTTGTTTCCAAAGATTACGTATTCAGATACTAACTTATATGTCTATGATATGATTGAAGGCGATCTGCTTAGTAATGAAATCAGCGAACCTGTAATGAATCATGTATTAGATTCTATTAATGCAAAGATGTGGCAACCTAATCTAACTGCCGCAACACCAGAGCTTATTGCTTCTTGTTATGATTTCTATCAAACAAAGACACAAGACCGTGTTGATATGTTTCATAGTAAATACGAAGTAATGGATCAAGCAGGAAAGATTAACGGAATTGACGTTCCAACTGCTCAAGAATTACTTGACGGTATTAACTGGGATCTACTTTGTACTGATCCGTATGCTACTGCGTTCCATGGTGATTTCCATAACGAAAATATTTTGATTGATTCTAACGGCGATCCTATTCTAATTGATTGGAGACAAAACTTTGGTAAAGGTAATCTTGAAATAGGCGATGCTTATTATGACCTTGCTAAATTCAATCATGGATTAATTGTTTCTCATGGTATGGTTCATCGTGATTTGTTTAGTGTTGACTATTCTGACTCAAAGAACGTCACTATTAATATTCATCGTCCTTCTATCCTTGTGGATGCTGAGCAAGATTATTATAAATGGCTAAATAAAAATGGATTCGACATTCAAAGAGTTGAGTTATTAACCGCTTTGATATATCTAAATGTTGCTGCACTACATGAATTTCCATATTCAATGTATCTGTACTATCTAGGTAAAAGACTTCTACATAAATGGGGAAAGGGCAGTGAATATTGTAATTGGTAAGATTGGTCGCTCGATTTACTTTAACGAAAAAGGTCGTAGTATGACAGCAGGCGATGAAGAAGCGCCTATGATGTATACTATGTTGGCTGAACGCCATCCTGAACATAACTTTTATCTAATTGGTCGTTCAGATCTAACAAGAGTACGGGCAAAAGAAAATACCGATACTCTCGATGTTTTCTTTGGAGAAGAACGTCAACCTGCTGTACCAAGTAACATTATAGATCTATTTGGCGATTGGGATAAGAAAGCAAATGATACTGCAGGTATTGCTATTCATGATTGGTTATTAACTAAACTTGATAATATGGATCTACAGTTTGATCTAGGTCTTATCTATTATGGTCCAATGCCTAATGTTGGTATTTCTAACAAAGGTATTATGCGACTTGATGGAACTGCACCAGCAAAATCCTTGGAAATGTTTGAGAACTATTATGCACCGATTATGCACGTGTTAAATATTCGACAAACTCCTTGGGTTGGTTTGTGTGGAGATCCTAAATACGTTCCTTCTATCGCAAGAGATATATTGAATGAACCTAAAGTTGTAATGAGTCAAACTGAAGGTAAGTTTAAAACAAAAAGAATTGCTGCGTATGACGATTCTTTGAATAGAATAGATGTTGAAGAAGATCACAGGTATGCTGCAATCGAAACAATCTTTATGCTTAATGAAAAGAAAGTTGATTGGAGAGATATAGATAAGGATATCCTGTTCACTATTGGTTTGAATGGTGGTCAATCTCGAGACGGATTTATTAAAGATTGGTTTCTTGATAAAGGACGTACCGATGTTAAAGTATATGGAAAATGGGCCGAAGAATTTACTACTCAGTATCCACATATGTTTGAGGAAAAAAGAATTGCTGAAGTGGAAGATGAATTTTATAGAACAAAATATACAATCATTCCACCACCGCATCAACCTACAGGTAACTTTGTCACTCAGAAATTTTGGAAGATGATAGTATATGGTATCATTCCATTCTTTCACCCAGGATACGATACTAAAAGTATTTTACCGATACCTAAGATATTGAGAATTGAGAGTGCTGAGGATATGTGGGAAAAAATAGATTACCTTGAATCAAACCCTGAAGAACGTAAAGCTATACAGGATAAACTTTGGAGATTCTTAGAAAGCGATGGTCTGTTTGATGGATCGTTTTTACATAATCGTGTTAAACACTTTGTAAAACAGTTCGCCGGTTTGGAATTATAATTAATAATAGAACAATTAAATTTTTTCGTAATGGAGTTGAATAATGACACAGAAAATAACATGGGCGCCTCTCGTGCCTTTAATCGGCGGACAAATGCTTGGAGCAGAACGTGCTTTTGGTAATCCACCCGAAGCAGTATATTCGTATGAAGGTTTCGGAGCAAACGATGGACACTATCTGAATTATCAGAATGTCACTCACACCAAAGGTCTTGAGTATGTACTCCTAGACGCAGGCAACGGTCAAGAACCACGAGGACAGGTTGATGTTGTCTCTGGTACTCCACCTTGTGCTGCTTTATCTCAATTGAACACTGGCAAATCCGAAGAAGTAAAAGGTTCAGGTTGTGCAAAGAACGAATGGATGTATAAGGTATTTGAAGATGGCATTGACCGTCTTGGTGCAAAGGTTGTTGTAGTTGAAAACGCTCCTGCATTATATACAAAGAAAGGTCAAGGCGTTGCCGAAAACCTTTATAAGATTTGTGAAGAACGTGGATATAGTTTGACTCTATATAAAACATCTTCTAAATATCATGGTCTACCTCAAGCAAGAGATCGTACATTTGCTGTTGGATGGAAATCAAAAACAGCGCCAGTTATGAATTGGTTCAAAGAAGATCGCAAAACATTTAAAGATCATCTTGCCGAGATTCCTGAAGGTGCGTTACAACACGACTTGATTATTAATAAGAATATTAGTACTGAACCTTATTACAAATTCATCAAAGCAAAAACTAATCGTGATCCTCGTGTAGTCTGTATTGAAGAAGATATTAAATCAACTTTCCAATGGGTTCAACGTAACGGCATGTTAGAAGAAGCCAAT